AGGCGAAGCTTCATCCTTTATCAATTTTATTCAATGGCAAGGTCAATCGCTACCAAACAAAAAACGAGTTTTTCGAAAGTGTTTTTTTAAACCTTATTGTGCATGGAAATGCTTTTGTTTTGATCGACAAATTAGGCGATAGGATTGTTAGTTTGTTACCACTAATGAGCTCACAAATTGTCGTTTCAATGTTGAGCGATGGCGAGTTGGTGTATCAGTACACCAAAGAAGATGGCAGTATCGTTATATTAAGCAGCGCCAGAGTTTGGCACTTAAAACTAATGGGTAACGGCACTATTGGAATGAGTCCATTGGCTTATCAGCGCAACAGCTTAGGCATCGCTCAAGCGGCTGAATCAGCAGTAACAAAAATTTATTCAAATGGCGCCAAGCCGTCAGGCGTTCTAACCGTAGATAAAATTTTAACCGCAGCGCAACGAGCAGAGGTAAGAAGCAGTTTTAAGACATTAACTGAATCGACAGACGATAGGCTTTTAGTGCTTGAAGGCGGTTTTAAATTTAATGCAGTGTCACTAAGTCCTCAAGACATCGAATTATTAGCAAGCAGAAAATTCCAAATTGCAGAGATTTGCCGGTGGTATGGCGTGCCGTCTGTGATGGTCAACGATAACAACGGTACAAGCGTGTGGGGTTCGGGTATTGAACAGATCATGCAGGGCTTTTATAAGCTAACAATGCGCCCGTTGCTTGAAAAGGTCGAGCAGTCAATGAAGGTTCATTTGGCATTGCTAAGTGAGCGTGACAGTATCGAATTTGAGTTCAATTTTGACGCACTTCTGCGAGCTGACTTAAAAAGTCGCTTTGAATCTTATAGAGTCGCCATTGCGTCGGGCGTTATGACTCCAAACGAGGCTAGACAGTACGAAAATTTACCAGCTAAAGAAGGCGGTGATAAGCTTTATATGCAAGGTGCAATGATGCCAATTGATGGTAATGAAAATGAAGACCCAAACGAGCCAGAGCACCCAGAGATGCCGGACGATTTGCTTTTGAAAAAAGGTTAAAAATGAAGTTTAAAAAATTAGATTTACAGCAATTAGAATTGAAATTTGTAGGCGAAGGCATGACTTTTTCAGGTTATGCGAGTGTGTTTGGCGGTGTGGATAGTTATGGCGATACTATCGACCCTAAAGCCTATGATGCAACGTTAAAAGACAGAGTTCGGCCAATTAGGATGCGTTGGAATCATTACGGCCCTGTGATCGGTAAGTGGCTACGGATGACTACGGACAGTGTGGGCTTGTTTGTTGAGGGTGAATTAACTCCAGGTCACTCGACTGCAATCGACACTTATGCTAGCCTAAAACATGGTGCGATTGATGGTTTATCGATTGGCTACATTGCAAAAAGCGCAATCGAAAACACAGACGGAACAAGGTTGCTAAAAGAAATTGAGTTGATCGAGATCTCAATCGTTGAAGAACCTGCAGACATTAACGCAACTGTCAGTAATATAAAGTCAGCAATTGAAAAAGCAAACAGTATCAGAGAAATTGAAGCAACGCTGAGAGATTCAGCGGGGCTGAGTAGGCTTGAGGCGTGTGCAGTAGTGTCTCGCATTAAGTCCGTCATTCAAAGTGATTTTGATAATGACAAAAAACAGGCGCAAGAAATTGCACAATTATTTAAGTCATTTAACGGGATCTAAAAATGGAATTAAAAGACATCATCGAAGCGGGCTTAAAAGCTCAAGAGAAAAAGTTAGAGTCAGCAATCGAAAAATTCGAAGGCCAACTCAAAGAAAAAGGCAATATTGACACAGAGGTAAAAGGCGAAGTCAAAACATTAGCTGAGCAATTCAAAAAATTGTCAGGCGAGATGAACGAGCTTGCACAGAAGCATGCTCAATTGCCAGAGGGTGTAAAAGCCACTCAATCAGTTTCTGAGCAATTCGTAAAATCAGATGCTTACAAAGCGGTGATTGAAGGCAAAGCAAACAGTGGTCGAATCGAAGTTAAAAACACTGTGTTATCAGGCACTGGCACTTCTTTTCCAACTCAAATGCCAGGCGTTATTGCAGGTTCATTTGCGCCTTTAACAATCCGTAATGCGATTATTAGTGTGCCAGTAAATTCAAACAGTGTTCAGTCATTGCGTGAATTAGCATGGACCAATAACGCAGCAGAAACAGCACAAGCGGCCGCTAAGCCTGAGTCAGTTTTAACGTTCGAGCAATACGATGTGCCAATTCAAACAGTTGCGCATTTCATCAAAATTTCTAAGCAATTGATGGAAGATGCACCGGCCATTACCGCTTACATTGATACTCGCTTGCGTGATGGCTTGGGTCAAAAAATCGACGCTCAATTAATTATTGGTAACGGCACAAGCCCGCAATTGTCAGGTTTAACTGATAGCGGTAACTTCGTTGCTTATACACCGGTTGCAGGTGATTTATTGATTGATGCTATCAATCGTGCAAAATATGCGATGTGGGCAGCCGGCAATATGCCTGATTCAGTCATTGTTAACCCTGCCGACTGGGGCGCAATGGAGCGAGCACGTGAAAGCGCAGGCGCAGGCTTGTATTTGTATGGCATGGCCGGCACCACTGCAGGTATGAATCCATTCGGTTTACAAATTGTGATTTCAAATCATGTGCCAGCAGGCTCATTCATCGTGGCCGCATTACGTACTAGCACAATGATTTATAACCGCAATTCAGCGGTTATTGAGATGGGTTATGTAAACGATGACTTTACTAAAAACTTAATCACTATTCGTGCTGAAGAGCGTTTAGGTTTAGGTGTAGAGCGACCAGCCGGTATCCGTTACGGCTTGTTTACACCGGCCGCTTAACTAGTTTTGTAGATTAAACATGGGTACCGACTAAAAAGCGGTACCCATTTAAAAAAATGCTAATTAAAATCATTTCAAAAAAACGTGTTTATGATGATTTGCTAGGCTTATTAGCAAATGATCAAGAAGTTGATTTGCCAGCGCATAAGGCGCAATGGTACATTAACAGGGGTGAGGCTACAGCAATTGAAAATAAAGCGATTACAAACGTTTCTAAGCCGTTAGAGCAGGTAATTGAAACCAAAGCAGTTGTTAAAAAATCAAGTAAAAAATGAACAAAGTCTTTTTTGCATGGCAAGAATTAAAAAAAATGCTAGTCGATATGCAAGACGGGACTCATGCCGAGCGAATAGAAGCATACCCTCCAAAAGTTTTAATGACCGACAATAACGGTCAATATGCACGGCTAAGAGTGGATGTAGGACAAACAGGATTTTTTGCGGGCCGTGAATTTAGGGTTTTACGTGAGTTTACAATTGCATCGGGTGCCACACAAGTTTTTAAAATTGTTTCGCCAATTAATTCTATTTTGTATGCTTTCAGTGTCGATTTAACAATCTCACAATTAAGAGTTGAATTAGTCGCAGGCGGTACGGAATCAGGAAGTTTTGCAACGTCAATCACGCCAATGAAAACCAATCAAATGACAACTGCTAGCAGTTATGCTGGTCAAGTAACGTTTGCAACGGGTGGAGGTCACACAGGCGGTCTTGTAGTCGATGCTTTTGATATTGTTAGCGGTAGCAACATCAATAAAGCGATTGTGCAACAAGTTGACGAAAATCAGCCGTTAGGCTTTAGTGCTGGTAATTATTATTTGCGTTTGCACAATACGGACGGAGCGACTGCAAACGGCTTTTTAAAATTGAGATATGAGGAAAGGCCATAATGAGTATTACAACATTGGCAGAAGCAAAATTGCATTTAAGAGTTGACGGCACAGCCGAAGATTCAACGATTCAAATTTATTTAAACGCTGCTGAAAAATCAATCTCGAATTATTTAGGTAGAGCGCTATATGCAACAAGCGCAGGCACAGACACAACGGGTTTAGTTATGGATGACGCTATTAAGTCAGCAGTGTTATTGCAAACTGCAATGATTTATGAAAATAGAGACCCTAAAGAAGTGGCTCAAGTGCAAGGTTTGCAAATGCCAAACGTGATTAAGTGGCTATTAGACCCATATCGCCTAGGCATGGGAGTATAAAAAATGGATGCTTCACAATTGCGCAACAGAATAAAAATAATGAGTCCAACTAAGACGCAAGACGAATACGGTCAAGCCGCTATTGTTTGGGTGTTGTTGGCCGAATTGTGGGCTAATGTTATGGCCGTAAGAGGCAGAGAATTTTTTGCAGCCGCACAAATTAATCAAGAAACAACTGTTAAGTTTACTATTCGCTATCGTTCCGATATAACAACTTTAAACAGAATTGAATTTGACGGTAAAGGCTACGATATAACCGGAGTTATACCACTCGCAGGCCGTAAAGAATGGCTAGAATTGATGGCTATCGAGGGTGTAAAAGATGGCCGATAATGTAGAGTTAAAAGGTTTGGACGGCTTAGAAAATGCGCTTAAGTCGCTAGAAAAAAAGATGCGTACAAAAGAAGTTTCTGCAATGCTAATTAAAGGCGCAGAGGCGGTAAAAGCAGAAATTAAAAAAAATGCGCCAGTTATGCGAGGCGGTGCCAAAAAGAATAAAACAAAAACAAGAACAGCCGGATTAATCAAAAGGAGAGTATCAATTAGGCGGTCAAACATTGATAAAAAAGAAGGAAACATAGGTGTTTTTGTCAATGTGAAACCTGCAAAAAAAGAAAACAGAGGTGCAAAATCAAGATTGGACCCTTTTTACTGGAGCTTTATTAATCAAGGTTGGACACCAGGTAATCGTCAAAAGAAAACAAGCAAGAAAAAAGTCAGGACGGTTAAAAAGCCAACTTATTCAATACGAGGTAAAAAATTTATGCAGTCAGGTGCGCCTAAACTGTCAGAATCTTTGCAAATTATCGAGAGGTTGTTTATGATTTTCATTGAAAGCAAAAATCGTGCAAGCTGAAATTATTTTAAGAAATTTATTGACTGCTAGCAGTGCATTAACGGCCATTGTCGGTAGTCGCATTGTGTCGGACAGAGCAGAGCAAGAATGGCAAAAGCCGTTTATTATGTTTGCCAGAAACGGCACGGAATACACCAAAGATTTGCAAAATAATATCTTGATGCGAGAGGCTAAAATAGAGGTGCAGATTTGGGCAGATACAAGGGCGGAATCAGCAAATATTGCTCAAATTATTGAGGGTATTTTGTCGGGCGATATACACGAAGTTTCGGATAGAAATGACTTGTATAATGAAGAACTAGACGAGCACGGCACGGGCGTTATCGTTGGTATTTTTGAGTTTTAATTTTTTAGGGAGTTATAAAAATGGCTTTATCTTTAGCTACAGGAACAAAAGTTTCTATTGGTTCAACACTGGGTACATCTTATGCCGTTTCAGCCGCAACAAATGCCGCTGAAACAGTTTTAACGGTTGCAGCGGGTCACGCTTTAATAGCTGGTGATTATGTTGTTGTGCGTTCGGGTTGGTCATTGCTTGATTATCGTGTGGCACGAGTGAAAACAGTGGTCACCAATTCGGTAACACTTGAAGGTATTAACACTACCTCAACAGATCAGTACCCTGCAGGTTCAGGCACCGGCTCAATTCAAGAGATCACAGCATGGACAGAGATTACACAGATCAAAAAAGACGGTGGTTTATCAGTTGCAGGTGGCGAGCCAAAATATGCGCCAAGTTCTACTTTGGACGACCCAGATGATAAGCAAATTCCAGACGGTCGCAGTGTGACAACATTTACAATGTCAGTATATGATGACCCATCACTTGCATGGTACCCGATCGTTGACGCAATCTCAGACGCTAACACAGTTTCACCTTTGCGTATGGTGTTTGCTAATGGCTCAAGAACATTAAGTAACGGCTACTGGTCAATGGCTAAAACTCCTGTCATTGCAGCCGGCCAAGTGAATAGTTTGGGTTTAGCTTTTAGTGCAACTTGTAGAGCTACACGTTACGCTAGCTAATCATGGACATTAACGACTTAAAGCGAAAAATAAAAGCTCAGCGACTCATTAATACGCAAGTTGATAATGTGGTGGTTGAGCTGGTTTTACCGAGTGATTTTGATTCACAAATTTTAGCGGTTAAAGCAGGCCTAGGCGATAAAAAGCCAGAGGCTATGCTACTGTTTAAGCGGTCGTTGTTGGAGTCGTCTATCACCGGATGGACGGGTTTAACGGTGGGTTATTTGACGGGTCAAAATGATAGTGATTCGGTCGATTTTGACAAAGATTTAATTGTTGAATTTTTAGATGCCAATCATAAAAATGCTGAAACTCTATCTGATCTTTTATTAAAGAAAATCTTTGAAAAAAAAGAATTGGCGAATGACGCAAAAAAAAACTAATCGAATTAAAAGAGTATCGCAAAGAGGGAAGCAATGAAGCAGCTAGAGAATTGGGGCTTATTAGCGAGCCTCCAGAGCTTTGCGAATTATCTAGTAAAGCTTTGCATTGTTTTAATTGGTGCGGTGGCTTTAAGCCTGCTATGTGGCCTCTATACGATACTCTTTATGATGTTAGTGATTGGCCGTTGCTTGAAGTCGTTATGCAGGAATTAACAAGGGAATAATATGGCAATTGCACAGCTAACGGTTGACATCACGGCCAAGATGGCCTCGTTTGAAAATGAGATTAAAAGGTCAACAAGAGTCGCCAAAGATCAGGCTAACTTAATATCCGATTCATTTGGGAAAGTTGGCGACTCATTGAAAGGCATTGTTAGTGCTTATGCGGGTTTAGAGGGTATTAAGTTTTTGTCAAACTTAGTCAATGATACGGCCAACTATGCAACGGAAGTTAGAAATTTATCGCAGTTGGTTGGAATCTCTACCGACTCTTTTCAGGCTTTAGCCTATGGTGCAAAATCGGTAGGAATTAATCAGGAAAAACTAGCAAGTATTTTTAAAGATACTAATGAAAAAGTAGGCGAATTTTTAAATACTGGTGGCGGTGAGTTAAAAGATTTTTTTGAAGTGATAGCGCCAAAAGTAGGCGTTACGGCCGATAGTTTCAGGCGCTTAAGTGGGCCAGAGGCGTTAGGGCTTTACGTTTCAAGTCTTGAAAAAGCGGGAGTTAATCACGCTCAAATGACGACTTACATGGAAGCGATAGCGGATGACGCAACGCTTTTATTGCCATTGCTTCGCAATAACGGCCAAGCCATGCAAGAGATGGGGAAAAAGGCCGAAGAAGCAGGTGCAATAATGGGCGGTAAAGCGTTAGATGATTCAAAAAGATACAGTGAACAATTAAAAGAATTAGAAGACCAAGCAAGCGCAACAGGTAGAAGTTTGGCGACTGGTTTAATGCCGGCCATTACATCGGTATTCAGTGCCATTAACAAGTCAATTGAGGAGTACAACGGCCCAATTGAAAAGATGAGTAACTCAATTAGGACGTTGCGCTTAATGGCCGGCCTAGTGCCTTTTGTTGGTGAGCAATTAGCAGACCCGAGTAAAAAAGCAGGGCCAACAAGCGCCTATGAAATGCGAGGTTATCAAGGTCGCATTAAGGGCACAGGCGACGAGGGAGTTTTAGAAACAGCCGCAGACATTGCAAAAAAACAAAAAGCCGAAGAAGACCGATTAAAAAAATTAGCAAGCGAAAGAAGCAAGTTTGCATCAAAAGCACAAAGCGAAGCAGAGCGAGCCAAGCGGGACGCAGAGCAACAACAAAAAGCGGTTGAAGATTACATCAAGTCACTGGACCAGCAGACCACAAAATTCAAAGAGCAGTCAACCGAACAACGAGCGTTAGCGGAAATTGAAAGCGGTCGATTTGGTAAAATACTACCATCGCAAAAAGAAAGAATTTTAAACTCAGCGCAGATTGTCGATGCTGACAAAAAAGAGTTAGATTTTCAACAAGCGCTAGAAGATGCAGAACAAAGACGAAAAGACTTGCAAGAAGATTTAATGAGTCAGGGTAAAAGCATTTTTGAGCAAATGCGAACACCTGCAGAAATTTATGCTAATCAAATTGAAAATATTAATCGTTTGTATCAGGCAGGCGCAATTAATTTAGAAACGTTAGAACGAGCAACACAAAGTTATTTTGATACTTACAAAGCGGGTGCAGATGATCAGGGCGAAAAAATAAAAACTAATACTGACCTATCAAGAAGTTTTGAAAGTGCAATCAGCAACACATTTATGACCGCCATTAAAGACGGTGGGGATTTTGGTAATTTGTTGCAAAAATTAATAGAAGACCTTGCTTACATGATTGTGCAACAGCAATTTATTAAGCCTATTGCAAGTGCTTTAGGCAGTGGCTTAGGTGGGCTATTTAGCTTTGACGGTGGAGGCTATACAGGCGCAGGCGCTAGGGCTGGGGGTATAGACGGTAAAGGCGGTTTTTATGCTGTAGTGCATCCCGATGAAACGATAATTGACCACACAAAAGGCCAGCGCATCGTTAGTGCAGGCGGTCAAAATGTTGTCGTAAATCAGACTTATAATTTTGGCAGTGGCACCGATAGGATGCAGGTGTTAGGTGCGGCTCAATTAGGCGCAGCTATGGCAAAGCAGCAAATTATGGATGATAGAAAAAGAGGTAGGATGTAATGGCTGATTATAATTATCCGACTGATAGAATTTTTATGCCGAGGTCATTCAATTGGGGCTTTCGTGAAAATTCAAGAGTGTTTGAAAGTCAATTGTCGGGCGCTATTCAAACAACGTCATTACCTGGGACACGGTGGGCTTGTACATTATTTTTTGAAAATCATTTGCCACAGGATAGAGCAGAAATTGAGGGTTTCTTTTCGCTAATCAGGCGAGAGCATCGCATTGTAATGTCAAGACTAGACAGAAAAAAACCACTGGGAACAATTAATACAACAGGTGTTTTATTAAGTTCAACATTGGCGCAATTTGGTTCGACAGTCGTGCTAAAAAATTGTGGTGCAAGTAAAACATTATTGGCCGGTTCAATGTTGGGCATTGGCTCACAATTATTCATGACTGCTTTTGATGCAACATCAAGTGCAGGCGGGGTTATGACTGTGACTGTAGCGATACCATCAAGGGCGACTTATGCAATTGATACGGCAGTTGTTTTAAATGCGCCTACAGCTAAGTGGGCTTACAACTCTAACGCTATTGATTATGGCCGGTCAGGAAATATTGCCACACCTTTAACAATCGACTTGATAGAGGTGTTTTAAATGTCAGTCAGGCCAACATTAACAA